TATCCACCAGATAAGGATTGCCAGGCTGAACATACAAGGAATAAAAATGTACAAAAAAAAGAAAAAGAAAAAGGCTTATTCTCACAAAAAGAAATCAGCTTTTAAAAAGAAGAAATAGTCAAAAATATCCTTCCTCTCCTATCCTACTCTCCAAAAGTGAATCTAAATATAGTGAATTTGCTATATAATAAAATCCTAACTTTGATATAAGTAGTGTTGACTGATTTGAGAATTTTGTTTCTTGAATTGTATTTAGTGAATTTTTTTTCACTAAAAGATTTACAGTTGAACGAAGATGTTATAAAAAACTTTTGTTTTATAAGACATTCCTCGGTAGCTCAGTTGGTAGAGCAGTTGACTGTTAATCTGAACAATTCTAGCCTCATCATTCTTGTGTCGGTTGTTATATCAACCAACTAGGAAAGGCTTGCTTTATGTTCTTACTTTCTCATAACATCTTGGAGAATTTGATGTGTAGGAAATATCTTCACTATAATTCACTATGTTGTTTCACTTTAATAAATAGTGAACACTTACTAGGTGTTATAATAGAGGAAATAACTCTTGGAAAGTTATCTCATAAAGCTATTAAATATCTATGACAATATCTTATAGAGTTACACCAAAAAATGGTAAGTGGATTATTCAATCTACTGCTGACAGAAAAACAATCAAAGTTGATGGATCTCCATTTACTAAACAGACAGACGCAAAAGCAGCTTTGTTTAAATTAGTATCTGGTGGTAAATCAGAGACAACACCAGGCATCACATTCGTTGATGCTTTCCTTAAATTTGCTGAATTAAAGTTAGCTTTAAAGAATGACAATAACAGAGTAACAGCTCATTCATTAGCAAGATATATGACTACTTATAATAAAAGGATTATTCCTTATATGGATAAGACAGTTTTATTATCTAATTTTAGACTAGGCGATATGGAAGCTTTTTTAAAGAAAGCTTTTGATGACAAAGTTACATTTAAAACTTTAAGAAATGCAGTCAAAGATATTAAACATTTTTTAAAGCAAGCTAACATGAGAGGTTGGAAGCCATGTAGAGACTTGGAAACTTTTAAGATCTATGATTATGATTATGTCATACCTAAAGATGATGACGAAATTAAAAGAAAACCTACTAATGTTTTAAGCCAAGAGTTATGCTTTAAATTAATTACTAATGCTTATCTTCATTGGAAAAATTCAAATAATTTAGACAGAGATGCAGCTTACAGATTTGCAATCTTTTCTATGATGTTTATGTTTGGATTAAGACCATCTGAAATGCAAGGCTTAAAAAGATCTTCTATTAACCTGGATGCTAAAACATTAAAAGTTGAAGGTGTTTGGATAACAGCTGAAGGTGGTTATCTAAATAGGTTAAAAAATGATGGTAGCAGAAGAACTTTAAATCTTGATGATGATAATATTAAATTTTTAAAAATGTGGTTTTATTATCTTGATGGATTAGAAAAAAATAATCCTTTTGTGCTACCAGCTATCAGATTAAATGGTCCAGCAAGTTACAAATATATTAACAATCAAGTTTGGAGAGGTTATTCTGAAGAAGGATTAGCTGATTGTACATTTAAAAGAGATGGAACTGTTGTAATAAATTCATCTGCATTAAAAGGTCATCCAATGAAAACTTTTAGACATAGGTTTTGTACTAAACTTATGAAAGCTTTAAGAGATCAAGACATGGACCAAAACGAAGTTAAGGCTCAAGCTGGTCATGTTAAATTTACAACTACTTCAGAAATATATGGAGATCATCTTGTAGATATATCTAAAGATGACCAAGCAAGAATTGCTAAAGCAAGAGGCAAACATCTTGGAACTTCAATAATTTCACAAATAATCGATAAATAGTTAGGTACAGAAGTTCATAGAGGCTGCAAGATCGCAGTCTCTGTGGCTCTGTGTAGGTTTTATTTTACAAATATTGTAGGAAAAACGACATTATGATTAACATCATAAGAAAAGCGATAGGCATCACTTCTTTTTTAACAGCTCTGCTTGAAGGTGTTCTTTAAAAATAGCATTCTCTTTTTTTAATTCTTCTTTATCTTTATTTAATTTACTCACTTCTTTATGTAGTTCTCCATTCATATACTTATGCTGCTTCTCTATATTAGCCATTTCAGCATTATCTTTTTCTAACTTTTCTATCTTCTGATTTAATGCAGCGATAATATGCTGGTGTTTTCTATCTAGTATTATCTTCTCTGCTATTTTAATTTTCATCTTTTCTTTTTGCAGTTTCTGTATCTGCATCTTCAATTATCTCATCATAAACCAGGTCATATAATCCATTAGGATTTTCAACAAAGGCTATCTCTTTTTTAGTTTCTTTAATTAACTCCTTACAATGATCTTTAGCTTGTTCTAAAACGACAGTTAAATTGGGAAAATTAGATGGATATACTCCATAGATATATAGATCATTTATAGCTGCTGCTACTCTACTCAATCCTTGGTATCTTCTTTTTAATCTTTGAACTTTACTGTCTATTGGCAAGTCATGTCGTATTTCACTCATTAGATTTTTTCCATTTTGTATTATTAACTTTAACTTCTATTTCTGTTACCTCCTGGGTAAGAGGCTCTGTTCCTTCAGTAGCTTTAGCTTCACTTTCAAAAGTTTCTTCCAAAACAAATGCCGCTTCTCCAGTTATAGTTTTAATTATTTTTGACATATCTCTTTTCAAGCTCTGTTATCTTTTCATAAGCTCTAGTGAGCTCAAGATTAGTCTCATCAAGATCGCCTTTAAGTCTTGCAAACTTATCAACATCTTCGCCATAAGGAATTGCAATATCATGAGGTCTAGTAACACTCTCAACAACATTGCCTTTGTTCCTGGTTGACTGAAGTAATGGAACATTATCACTTAAACAAACTGCAATAAGTTCTCTACTTCCACCAACTTTAGGCTCATGCCATAAGCTAATCATAAATTTACAATCAGCATCTGGATAATCTTGCTCTTCAATATCAATGTGAAAAAATGGAGATCTGTATATAGCCATTATTTGTCCTCCAGTATTGCATCATAAGTAGCTTGCATCTTTGGATCATTTTCTAATGCTCCAGATCCTGGCGGATACTCATCGTCAAACTCTTCATACTTTGTGGCATCAAATGATGGTGCTGTATTTAAAGCTTCATTAGATTTTGTAGATCTATGTATAAAAGTTGGATCTACTAAATCATCTGTTTTAACTTTATAGAAATCTGCAATATGTTTTAATCTGTATGCAGAAGGAATAATATCTCCAGCCTCATACTTTTGTACATTTTGGTATCTATTTCCTAAATGATCAGCCAATGACTTTTGAGACATTCCAAACTTTAATCTACAAAACCTCAAATTTGATTCAAGCATTTCACAAAAAGTTATAAACTTCTGGTCTCTAATTACTTTCACTATTGACCTCCATAAATTGTTTAATTTGTGTTTTAATTGCTGGAACATTTAGCTCTGGTGTTCTTTCAGCTGTTGCTGCAAAACATGCGTTAGGCATCTGTTGGAACTTTGTATGAAGATTTAGGAAATAACCTATCTCTCCATCATTTGTATTTTTCTTTTTTAAATACCAAGCGGTATTATCTAGTCTTGTAAATGGACCAGTATCTTTATTTAAGAAAGCTTCTTTGTCATAAGAAATATAACTTTCTCTTTTTTTTCTACTCATATTAAATCCTCCATAGAGTTTCTGATTAATGATGTTGCAAGAACAGAAATTAGTCTGCTTGCTACGATTGGGGGATGCTCTATTGCTTCGCCATAATTTGATAATGCTGATAATTCTTTGTGTGTGATTGGATGCTTATCCCAGTCATTTAAGCTCATTTTGTAAGCTGCACTATGTAATAGTCTTGCAACTTCTTTTTCTCTTTCATCTAATTTAGGATTATTAGTTCCTGGAAATTGGATTACATTATTGAGGATCTTTTTTTCGTAATTCATTTTTTAACCATTCCTTATATTCGGCTTGAAATTTGTCATCTTTTTCAAAAGTCGATCTACCATTTAGTTCTTGGTTTAGCTTCCATACCAAGTAACTCATCGGTATCGATCTCTTCTGATTTTTCTTTGTGCATGTCATGTGCTTGAACGATGTATGCCAAAGCATCATCGTAACTATCTTCTTTAAATTTGTGTGTGGCTCTAATTAATTTTGCTTGAGCATAAAGTAATGGAACTTGCCATCCTTCGATTGGTGCAATTAAATGTTTGTCCAAGATTATGGACCATGAAGAAGCAATCTTATTCATATTCTCTTCGAATGATCCATATTGATCTTGTCTGGAACTTTCTAGTTCCTCCAGGCGGCTATGAAGTTTTTTTCTTGGCATCCTTACCTTTGGATAAATCTTCATGACCTTTTTGAATATAGAACTCAACAGTCTTTGACATACTTATCGGTAGCTCAAATCTTTTTTGAGAAAGCTCTTCAAGTAACTGATAAGTCTTGATGTTGATTGCAACTGATTTGAATTTATCTGGGTCCATCTTTAAG